ATCCGCTTGCGCAGGAAGGGACCGATGGACTTTGAGATGTGACTGCGCTCCGCCCACCAGAACAACGGATGATGTTCGGCCATCATGACGATCATGTTGTCGACCGCGCGGTCGGCCGTCATGGTGCGCCAGATGGCGTCGATCACCCAGATGTCGTCTTCCTCATCGACGCCCACGGTCAGCAGACAGGTGCGGTCGCTGCCCTGTTTCATGGAGACCGCGTGATCGGATGCGCAGTAGCGCCGCAAGTCGGCAGGCAGGTCCTTCTTGCGGTAGAGCTTGATGTAGTCCGCCTTGAAGAACGTGCCGCCTTCCGGGGATGGTCTTCCCTGGTAGAGGGCGCTGAAGCCGCGCGGGTCACGCCGTTTGATGCCCTCGAAGAACTCGACGCCGAAGCGGGATGGCCAGAGAGCTTCGTTTTCCTTGCGCTTCAGCACGTCGTGTTCACGGGCTAACGCCGGCAGGTCGATGATGTGCCACTGCGCGGCTTCGTCGGCGTCGTAGTAGTCGTTCATCGGATCGATGATCCGACCCACGATGTCATCCTGGTGCCAGCGCGTCATGATGATCACGATGGCGCCCTCTTGCGTCATCAGGCGGGTGGAGGCGACGCGGTTGAACCAGGTCCAGCAATGGTCGCGCACGGTCGGCGAGTTGGCCTCCATGCTGTCCTTCACCGGATCATCGATAACAAACAGATCGGCACCACGACCAGTTGTAGTGCCGCCACGACCGACAAAAGCCAGAACACCGCCCTCAACCGTCTGCAAGCGATTGGCGGCCAGACTGTCCTGCTTAAGCTGGAACTCGGGAAACACCTGCGCGGTCGCCGGGTGTTGCAGGATGTCGCGCACAGCACGACCCACATCCTCGCTGAACTTGTCATTGTAGGTGCCAAAGATGATGGAGCGTCCCGGGTTGCGTCCGGCATACCAGGCGATGAAGCGCTTGCTGGCGAGTTCAGTCTTGCCATGACGCGGTGGCAACGATATGATCAAGCGCTTGATGCGGCCCTTCTCGACTTCCTCTAACGCCGCCGCCATGACCCTGTGAAAACGCTGCGCGTCGTATTGCGAGTGATCTGGATCATCCGGGTTGTCGGGTGTCGGCATGGTGAGGGTGACGAACGGGATCAAGGTCTCGCGCGCATCGATACACGCGATCAGCCTTTTCAAAATCAACTCATAGCGGAAGGCGTCTTCGCGCAGCATCACGCGCCATCGTCTAGCGGTTGTTCGTCGTTGACCGATGGGGCGGTCACGTCGACCGTCAAGCTCATCGTAATGATGCGGTTGTCCATCTCGAAGGCACGCGTGGTGCTTGACGCCCAGGCGTCTTTGCGCTGAAGCCGCCGATGCCGATGAGCGCGCAGCACCTCTTCGACTTCATCCAGGCATTCGGCCAGCAAGGCATCCATCTGTGTCATCGTGCCAGTCCCATCCGTGGAAAGCCGACGAGACACGCCAGCAGATCGAAGACGATGACGATCACGAAGATCAAAACCACCGCCCACATGATGATGTTCAGCACTTGCATGATGACGGCACCGGGGCTGCCGAGTTGGCTCGCCACATAGGGAACCAGCAGCTTGATCACCGCCACCACGGCGCCGACGATCACCAGCCAGATCAGCAGGTTCTCAATCCAGTTGAGGCTGAAGCACACGGTCAGGTCACCGTGAAATTATTGGATGACTTGTTGGTCAACACGGGCGGCGACCCCACCTGGGCGTGCGCAGTCCCCGCTGTGGGGATCGAACTCGCCGGGTAGGTGGTGGTGTAGGCGCCAGTCACCGGATCGACCGGCGCGAACCGCGCCGCCTCCATCGTGGCACCCAGGAGCAGCTGCGTCGTCAGCTGGATCGGAAACGCCGGCACGCTGCGGTCTTTGTAGACGATGCCCGCCACTATCGTGGTCGCCGCCACCAGCTGGTTGGGGATGGTGTTGATGTCGACGCCAAGTGCGTTGCCGCTGGCGAGATACTCACGCCATGCCTGTTTGAGCAGCCGGAATTTCGCGACCGGATGTGGCGGGGCGAAGACAGGTGCGGCCATGGTGTTTGCTCCTTCGGTTGGCGTGTCTCCCGTCGTAGGGAGACACGCCATACACAAAAGTCAAAGCTACTAGCCCTTCGGTTGCGCGACCGGCGGCAGCGGCATCCCCACATCGAGCGACGGGTCCACCACGGTATAGCCAATCACTCTAGGCCCACCGGCTCCCACCGCGACGATTGCCACAAGGAACTTGCCTGATGGCACGACAGGGCCGCCGCCGACCGTGGGAGGGCTTCCTGGCGGGATGACAGGTCCACCGCCAACATGGCCCGGCGGCCCCCCTGGCAGCGGATGACCGGCGACGGGCGGATGCACAGGCGGCCAGATGCTCCCCGGTGGCATCGGGTAGTCGGGTGGCAGTTGGATTGGCGGCCAGATCGAGACAGGCGGCGGCCAAAGCCCCGGAGGCGGCGGCAACGAGTTGTCGATCTCGCCGCCTCCGCCGGGAAGCGCGTTGTCGATCCCAGGCGGTGCACCGGGCAGCGTGTTATCGACGCCACCGCCGGCACCGGACGCTACGAGGTAACCTTTGACATACGGCATACATTGCTCCTTTGGGTTGGTCGTGACGTTACGATCTCGACGTGGCTACGAGTGCGCGTTCCACGGCGTCAAGTCGTGCAGTGACCGCCGCCACTTCGCTATCGACGTAGCCCTTGGTGGCGGCGTGCATGTCGTCCGTTGGGTCGGCCGGCAGTTCCAGCGGCGCGGGCGGTGGTGGTTCCGGTGGCACTGGCGCTGGGTCAGGCGTGTTGCCCTCGGCCAGCCAGGTTTCGTATTCCTGGCGATCGCGGTTGGCCGGGTCGTCCGGGATGTATGCGTTGTCCGCGACACGCAGCACGGTCGTGGTGTCGGTGAGTTGGTATGCTTGTGCCATGGTGTCCTCAGAGGTCTGCCGATGCGGTGAAACTTCCGTTCCAGTAGGCGTTCCCTGATGCAGTCGGGACAACACCAGCAGCGAAGCCACTCGCGTCATTATTGGCGGCGGTGGCGCCACTCGTATTGCCTGCAAGACTTTGAGCAAGAACAACGGTCGGCATAGCACGCATGGTCACTGGGAAGGACACCGGCCAGTTCATTTGGCTGCCTGTGAGATTATACCCAGCCAGGTTTATGATCCTGATGCAATAAAACCGTTGGCAATTGCTGAGATCATACCGCATGTCCGGCTTCTCCAACGGTGTAGCCTGACTGCCGATCTCTAGCTGGACGCCCCAGAGACTGACGTTGCCACTCTGCACGCCGACATTTCCAGCACGCGTCGCTTGGCCAGAACCACTGGAGAACCAGAAGTTGATCCCTGTCTTGTCATCTTTGTTCGTGCCCAGCGTCTTGCCGGTGATGCTCGGGATAGCAAACGTTAGGCTGTAACGCGCCCACACCCCAGCACTAATTGTCACGGACTGACCAGCAGCATATATGTTAGCTGATGGCGAGCCACCCGTGCCAAATATCTGGTCATAAGATACCCCAAGCTTCTGTCCTGCATTGCTGTATGCGAAGAAGCTAATAGTGATAGTCTTGCCAGACAGCCGTTGAGTGCCTTCAACGAATTGTGTGAGCACCGTGTATGCTGCTGCACCTGCATTCCCGACAAATCCGCTATTGGCAAGCACAAAGGCACACGCTTCATCACCAGCAACACCCCCAGGAGCTACTGCCTGCTGAGTGATGGAGTTTGTATCCAGGTTGAAAGAAATAAACCAGCGATCCAACGTGTAAACTGAGTTCGTGGTGAACGGCCCCGCTCCACGCTGTGCCACATTGAACAGCGGATTGTGGATCAAGTTGCGACCGATGTCGTGCAGCGCCGTGCCGACGGAGGCGGCGACGAAGCTGGTCGTAGCCACGGATGTGTCGGCATCACCGGCCGCCGGGGTTGGCGCGGTCGGGTTACCGGAGAAGGCTGGCGAGGCGAGGGGCGCATACACCGTGGTGCCGGCACCGGAGACCCACTTGGTGCCGTCCCATTGCCAGACGACGCCATTAGGACCGGTGAAGTTCTGACCGGTCGTGGGTGATGCAGGGAAATCCAGTGCCACGATTACCTCTGCACGGTCGTGGTGTCGGTGAGGAGTTGGTATTCTGCCATGGTGTCCTCAGAGGTCCGCCGATGCGCTATAGTTTCCATAAAACGCAAAGTTTCCTACGCCGGTGACATTGCCGCCGATATAGAAGCCCGAGTTACTGCCATTCCCGATACCCAGCACGGGACTTGAAACATTCGTGGCGGCACCTCCACCAGTATTCACCATGGTCGGTGCCACTCGCATGGTCACGGGAAGCTGCTGAGACACACTGATTGGCGTCCCGGCTGCTCCATAGCCGCCATAGTTGAAATAGCCGATCTGATAAAACCGCTGGCAGTTGGCCAGATCATACCGTGGGTCCGGCTTCTCTAACGGTGTCGCCTGACTGCCGATCTCTAGCTGGACGCCCCACAGTTGCAGCGTGTAGCTCTGCACGCCAGGGGAACCATAGTTGGGGCCATTCGTGGCACCCGCGGATTGCATGAACGCGACCTCGAAGAAGTCGGTGCCTATGGTCGTGCCGAATGTCTTGCCCGCAGTCGATGGGATCGCGATGGTTGCTGTATAACGTGCCCAAACGGTCGATAGCGTGAACGCTTGCGCACCGATGCCAGCTACTGAGGCTGACGGAGACCCGCCAGCCCCGAAAAATTGCGTTAACCCAAGCCCTAACTTCGGCGCGCCTGCTGTAGCCTTGGCCCAGAATGATAGCGTGACATTCTTTCCGGCTATTCGTCGTATATCCTCCATGCGGTGGAAAATAACCGCCTGATCTGTAGCGCCAGCCGTCCCGACGCAAACGCCTTGCAGACAGTAACGCGCCGCTTCATCACCAATCGCAGTGCGGTCACCATCTGCCAGAGTTACTATGGTGATAGTATGAGTGGAACCGATCGGATAGATCTGGAAGCGATCGGCTGTAAAGGCACTTTGCGCAGTCCACGGCCCTCCCCCACGCTGTGCGACATTGAACAGCGGATTGTGGATCAAGTTTCTGCCGATGGCGTTGAACGCTGGCGCAACATCGGCTTTGGTGGCGGCGTTCGCCAGGCCCTGCATGTTCGCCGCAGTCACCCACTGCTGGGTGTTGCCGTCGTCATAGCGCACATAGAGCTGCCCGGCCACGCTGTCCCACCATAGCGTGCCGACCGGTGCCGCTGGTGCCACATCGTTGATCAACGCGCCGGCCGGTGGGCCAGCCGAGATCGCCGCCTTGACGAAGGCCGTGGTGGCGATGCTCGTGTCGTTATCCGCCGTGGCTGGAGTAGGCGCCTTCGGATCGCCCGTAAACGTCGGCGACGCGAGTGGCGCATAGATCGGTGCCAGCGCCGTGATGGCTGCGCCCACGAAAGCCGTGGTCGCAACGGATGTGTCATTATCGCCG